ACAACGTGCCATTTGTTCCCGATATGATATGGGCATCACCACCGTGTACAACATATTCAATTGCGGCGATATCACACCATCGTGACGGACAAAAACCACGCACATCGTTTGCGGAAAAGTCCGACCGAATGATTGAATCATTGCATTACATCATCGAATATTTCACTAAATTAAACCCCGATTTAATTTATTTTATCGAAAATCCACGCGGTATGTTGCGGAAAATGGATTTCATGCGACGTCATCCAATTCGTCATTGCGTTACTTATTGTCAATATGGTGACACAAGAATGAAACCAACAGATGTTTGGACAAATACATTGATGTGGAATCCAAGACCGATGTGTAAAAATGGAATGCCGTGTCATGAAGCCGCACCACGTGGTTCAAAAACTGGAACACAAGGTTTGAAAGGCAATTACAATCGGAGCAAAATACCAAACGAATTGTGTTTGGAAATATTAAAATCAATAACAAATTATGCCTAATGTACCAAAAAGAAAACAACGGCCTTGGTTGCAAGGTTCGCAACAACATTCCAAACAACGATTGGAACGCAATAAATTTTACCACACAACCGCATGGCGCAAATTGCGATCCATGTTCATCAAACGACATCCATTGTGCGTTGAATGCGACGGCATTGGCCAAGTGGTTGACCACATCGTATCGATCAAACAAGGTGGTGATCCGTTGGAATGGGACAACCTACAAACGATGTGTCATCGATGTCACAATATAAAATCCGGCAAGGAAGCGCATCAATGATAACGATTGAAACACAAAGCAAAACACAAACACGGGGGGCGGTGTCAAATGTCCCAATGCATCGCACAAATAATCGCCACCCCCATAAAGTGAACACGACCGCATTTTTGAAAACGTGAAATACGAAACAAAATGTTTAATTTTTAACAAATCAAAAAACACCATGGATATAACATTAAAAAACAAAATCAACCGCGACAAATACGTTGATTACGTTGCCGAGGCATACGACATCCAAAACACGGATGAAACAATCACCACGATCAAAAACAATTTGCGTTTGCCGAATCAATGGAACATTGGCGTCATATACGGTGGAAGCGGAACGGGAAAATCAACGTTGTTGAAAACGTTCGGTGAAATTGTATCACCAACATTTGATTCAGAAAAACCATTGATTTCGAATTTCGATTTCACCACACCCGAAAACGCGGCAAACATTTTGTCGTCAATGGGATTGGCATCGGTGCCATCGTGGTTGCGTCCGTTTCACACATTATCAAACGGTGAACAAGACCGTGCGCGAATGGCTTATTTGATTGGGCGCGCACAACAAAACGAAATCGTGTTGGTGGATGAATTCACATCCGTTGTTGATCGCGATGTTGCGTGCGCGATGTCGAATTCAATTCGTCGATACGTTGCACGAACAAACAAACGCATTATTTTAGCATCGTGTCATTTTGATATTATGGATTGGTTGCAACCAGATTGGATTTATTCACCCATCAAAGCCCGCATTGAAACGCGGGAATGCCTTCGGCGACCGTCAATTCAATTGGAGGTTTTTCGATGCAGATATGAAACTTGGAACGTATTCAAACAACATCATTATTTGACACACGAATTGAACAAAGCAGCCAAATGTTTTTGTGCGACGTGGAATGGAAAACCCGTTGCGTTCATTGGCATATTACCATTTCCACATGGATCATTGAAAAATGCATTCCGTGTGTCACGATTGGTTGTGTTGCCCGATTTCCAAGGTTTGGGCGTCGGATTCCGTTTTTTGAATTACATTTCATCGTTATACAAAACCGAAGGAATGAAGATGTACATTAAAACATCCAATCCCGGTTTAGGTCATAAATTAACGACCACACCAACGATTTGGAAAGAAACATCACAATCCCGGAAAATATTCAATGAAAAACAAATTGAAAAATTAAACGAAGGGAATATGTGGGGAACGAAATCACAAAAAATGTTTTATTCAACGGAATATTGCGGCCCAACAACAACCGATTCAACGGATGTGATAAAATTCAACGCGGACAATTGGCACCACGTTGCACAAAATCAAATTTCAATATTTGACCAATTATGAGCAAAGGAAGAAAACCAAAACCGACGGCATTGTTGAAAGCACAAGGCACGTACGATTCCAGTCGACACAAAAACCGTTTGGAAGCCGATGGCATTCCATTGCAACCATCGGTTCAATCCGCCGATGACACGTTTGAATGGTTGGTGAAAAAATTGGATGACCTTGGCGTTGTTGCCGAAGTCGATGCAATTGCATTGCAAATGTTGGCGGACGCGTGGGAAGATTATCAATCCGCGCGCAACGTGATCAAAGAAAACGGCCCAACGTACGCAACCACAACCGCGCAAGGCGATTTGATGTGGCGACCACGCCCCGAAGTATTGATGATGAATCAATCGTGGGCGAAAGTGGAAAAAATGATGATTCAATTTGGATTGACCGCATCATCACGCGCAAAAATCGAAATGCAAGAAAAAATTGAAACACTTGACGACTTGATTGGATAATGTACCACGACGAAACAAAATCAAACCGAATCATCAATTTCATTGAACGTGTTTGCACGCACGTCAAAGGTGATTTGGCGAACCAACCATTTTTGTTGGAACAATGGCAAAAGGAATACATTGGTCAATTGTTTGGCACGATGAACGACAACGGTCAACGCCAATACCGAACATCGTATGTGCAAATTCCGCGAAAAAATGGAAAATCGAATTTGTTGGCGGCCGTTGCATTGGCGATGTTGTTCGTTGAAAAAGAAGCGGGTGCGGAAATTTATTGTTGCGCATCATCACGCGATCAAGCGAACGCCATTTTTGATGTGTGTAAACAAATGGTTCGCAACAAGGCGGTATTGACCAACGGTTGCAAAGTATTCCGAAATTCAATCGTATTGAATGGAACCAATTCATTTTTGAAGGCCGTCGCCAGTGATGCCGGTGTTTTGCATGGGGCTAATGCATCTTGCGTTTTATATGACGAGGTTCACACTGCCAAATCACGTGAGTTGTGGGATGTCATGGCGACATCAATGGGTGCGCGTTCACAACCGTTGATGTTTGGTATTTCAACCGCGGGGTTGTTTGATCCGAATTCCGTGTGTTACGAATTATATGATTACGGGAAAAAAGTGCGCGACGGTGTGATTGACGACAAAACATTTTTGCCGTGCATATATGAAGCGGCACCCGATGACGACATTCACGATCCCGATGTTTGGAAAAAGGCGAATCCCAATTTTGGCGTTTCCATCAAACCCGAATATTTTGAAAAAATGTCACGCGAGGCAAAATCATTGCCATCCGCTGAAATTGCATTCCGACAATTGCATTTGAATCAATGGGTGAATTCATTATCGGGATGGATTCCCGACGATGAATGGATGAAATCCGCGGGTGATATTCCGTGGGATCAATTGCGTGGTTGTGATGCTTATGCTGGTTTGGATTTGGCAGCCACCGAAGATGTTTGTGCATTCGTTTTGATTTTCCCATTCGATGACGGATCAATCAAGGTCGTTCCAAAATTGTTTGTTTCCGAAGCGGCCGTTGAACGTCGTCGTAATCAAACGGGCGGATCATATGACACGTTTGTTGCCAATGGTGAATTGATTGTCACCGAAGGGAATTCAACCGATTACGCGGTAATTGAACGAACGATCAAAGAATGCGCCGATGCATACAACATCAAATCGATTGCGTTTGACCGTTGGAATTCCAATTCATTGGTGCAATCATTAACCGATGCCGGGTTGGAAATGGATCCGTTCGGTCAAGGTTTCATATCAATGACCGCACCAATTAAAAACGCCGAAATATTGGTGAAAAAACGATTGTTGCATCACGGCGGTCACGGAATGATGCGTTGGATGGTTGCCAATGTCGTCACGAAAAAAGACGATGCCGAAAACATAAAATTTTCAAAGGCCAAAGCGGGTGACAAAATTGACGGAATCATTGCAATGGTGATGGCATTGGGTGAAATGATCACGATGGAAAACAAAGATGTGACGGGATCATCGACATATGAATCGCAAGGAATACGAATGTTATGATGAAATTAGAAGATGCACGTGAATTGGGATTGATGTTGTTTGAAAACGGATTCACGCCGTGGATGGCGGAAAATGGTGATGGATATATCGTTCGAATCATTTTACAAGGCGAAATGATCAATGTGTTTTTCAACGATCGTGAATCTGTTGGTTGTAATTGATTTATTCATATATTGTGAATAACAAAATTTTTAGTTTATGTTTTACACAACAACAACAAAAGATTCCGTACATTACAAAACGAACATGGAACCAGTTGATGACATATCAATCGGCGACATCATAGAGATGACGCGAACGGGAAAAGAATTTTTGGTGGAATCAATCACACCATCCGGAATCGTATTGAAAGAATGCACGACATACGTTTCATTCAGTCGTTCAGCATTGAACGAACGTTTGAAACGAAATTCGGCAATTCATAAAAGCATTTAAAAAATCCACGGGGTGTTCTGCTCCGATGGTGTTTGGTTTGGTTGGGGACGTTGTGGTGACGTCCCCTTTTTTATTCAATATCAATTTGTTTGTTTTCACATCGTGATGTTAAATTTTGAACATTGCGTATGATAACGTATATTCACCCCGAATTGTACAATCATTTTCAACCGAATGGCCGAAAATCAAAATTTATTCGGGCGCATTTTGGGCGCATTTCGTTCCAATCCGAACCGCCCATCAACATCATTGGCCAACCCGGCCGAATGGATGTTCAGCGACAACGAATCAAAAACGGGGATTGCCGTCACGGAAAACACCGCGATGCAATTGTCAGCCGTTTTTGGTGCCGTTCGTGTTATTTCCGAAACAATGGCGTCATTGCCGTGGAACGTTAAACAAACGAATTCCGACGGCATCGTTCAAGATGCAAGCGCACACCCGATCAACAAATTGATTCATCATCCAAATGCGATGATGACGGATTTCACATTCCGCGAAACGTGTCAAGCGAATTTGTGTTTGCACGGCAACGCGTTCATCGCAATCAAACGCGACGCGGCCGGAAACCCATTACAATTGATTCCGATCCCGGCAAACCGCGTTCAAGTCAAAGTTTATAAAGATGAAAAATTTTACACCGTAGACGAAAAAGAAACGTTCGATGATTCCGAAATGATCCATTTGGTTGGATTAGGATTCGACGGTGTGGTTGGAAAATCGGTCATTGAATCCGCACGTGAATCAATCGGCCTTGGATTAGCTGCCGATCAATTCGGTGGTTCGTTTTTTGGTAACGGTGCAAACGTATCGGCGGTTTTAACCCATCCGGGACGCCTTAGCGACGAAGCTTACAAACGTTTGATCCGTTCGTGGCAACAACGCAACGCGGGCTTGGATAACGCCCACAAAACCGCGATTTTGGAAGAAGGAATGAAGGTCGAAAAAATGTCCATCAGTCCACAAGAATCGCAATTCATATCAACGCGCAAATTCGGCGTTGAAGATATTGCACGTTTTTTCCGTTTACCATTGGCATATTTGGGATCAATGGAAAATTCATCCACACGAGCCAACGTAGAAGAACAAGGAATAATGTTCCAACGCAACACGATTTTGCCGTGGGTTAAACGTTGGGAAGCGGAATTGAATCGCAAATTGTTTGTCGGCGATTCCGAATATTACATTCGTTTCAATATGGATGGCTTATTGCGAGGCGATATCCGTTCACGTTACGAAGCGTATACAAAAGGCCGTCAATGGGGTTGGATATCGGCCAACGATGTTCGCAAATTGGAAAATATGGCACCAATCGACGGTGGCGATGCGTATTTGCAACCAATGAATATGGTTGAAGTCGGACAACCACAAAACGATGATGATGCCGTGGAATAATTACCCAAAAGCGGCAACCGATAACGCCGCACGCGCATTGAAACATCGCGACGACAACGGCACCGATTGTGGAACGGCCGTAGGTTGGACGCGAGCAAACCAATTGGCAAATCGTGAAACAATTTCCGACGAAACATTGGTTCGCACATATTCATTTTTATCACGTGCGAAAACATACGATCAAGGCAATTTCACGGATTCCGATGGGAATGAAATTTGCGGATCAATAATGTATGCCGCGTGGGGCGGTGATGAAATGTTGCGTTGGGCAAAAAGAACGATTGAAAAAATGAAAGAAGATAAAAGCAAAAACGAACGGCACATCAAATCCGTTGTTGAAACCGATGACGAAATCGTCATCACATTCGGCAAAGGTGAAATGTCAACCGAACAAAATACCGAACGCGTTTCTTTTGATTTCGATGGCACGTTGAACAATGACATTGGCCGTGCTTATTTAGAAGAAGAAAAATCAAAGGGTTCGGAAATTTATATCATCAGCGCGCGCAATGATGCGGAATATTTACAAGGGTTCGCCATTGCAAACGGCATTGAAAAAGAACGCGTTTTTGCAATGGGTAGCGATGAAGAAAAGATTGCGAAAATCAAATCACTCGACATCGTTAAACATTACGACAACAACGCGTCCGTTGTGGAAAGCGTTCGCGGTGTACTCGTCAACGAAAGAGCAGAACCAAACGAATTGGCGGTTGGTGACTTTGTGCGTTGGAACTCATCGGGTGGCAATGCGTATGGCCGAATCATTAGCGTTGAAACGAACGGCGAATTGGAAGCAGATTCCGGATTCATCGTCAAAGGAACCGAAGATGATCCCGCGGCATTGATCCGTTTGTATCGTTTTGATTCTGAATCGGACGCATACATCGAACGCAAACCCGTGTTGAATGTTGTTCACCGATTCAGCACATTAGAAAAATTCGACGCCGAGGTTCGCAAATCATCCGTCGTAAAAGAACAACGCGAATTCCGAATGGAAAACGCGGAACAAAATGGAAACACAATTCGTGGTTATGCCGCCGTTTACAATTCGGATTCCGAATGGATGGGTGGATTTTACGAGCAAATCGAACGTGGCGCATTTGACGACGTTATGAACGATGATGTTCGTGCGTATTTTAACCACGACGAAAATTTATTGTTGGGACGTG